GAACTTACGCTGACTGATACCTTTGTGAATCCATTGCCAACCTTCAGGCTCAACTTCGCCTTCTGGATTGTGTTCAATTGTAAGCACACCGTCCGCTACAGTGATTTCCAAATCTTCTTTGGCGATACCTGCTAGTGCGATTTCAATTTGAAACTTGTCGCCATCCTTTACAATGTTGTATGGAGGATAGCCTGTGCTGTTGGCATTGTGTTGTACATACTTGAACATGTCGTCAAATACTCTATCAAAGCCTACAGCATAAGGGGTGAGTTTGTTGATATCTAGAGTTGTCAATCTATTCATAGGTACTCTCCTTATGCTTTCATGGCTGCTGTATAATCAGCAGTCATTTTTTCTGTTGCACTGGCCCAAGTTTTGGCAAATTCAGTGTTTGCATCAGCCATAGCTCGTACAGGTTTTGTGTACTGTTCGCTTGGGTCAATTGTGTTTAGGAAAGTTTTTGTTTGTGTGTGGATTTGATCCACAAGGTTTGTAAAAAATTGTGCTTGCATGTTAATCTCCTTTTAAGCAAGATTGTTTGTGTAGACCCTATTGGCATCTACGTGTTTATTTATAATCTGAGGGCTAACCGTGGCCCTCAACGTGCTTATTACGTAGCAACCCTTCTATCTGTTTTTCTAGTTGTCCTGCTATAATTCTTATCTAGCAGGTCTCCTTTCTTTTTACAGTTAGGTAATGTGATAGGTGGGACTAAGGATTACCCACAACCGCCTCAACAGATCCTGTCTAAATTCAGCGGAACCTCACAATAGAATGGTAAGTTCTATTTTTTCTGCAACTCCCAGTCTCCTGAGTCTTACAGCGCCACCACAGCGTGTGAGTCAAGTTAATGCCTCTGCGAAGCATCGTTTCCTTGCACTATCTATAACTACACCGTCGTGTTGTTATGTTCTTAATATAGTACTTGATCAACTGTTTGTCAAGTACTTTATTCCAAAATTCCTTGATTTTTTAATTTTTCTACTTGTTTGAGCCACCGCTTGCGGGCTTGCGCCTTTTCACGCTTGCGTTTTAAACTGGGCTTTTCATAGTATTCATGTTTGCGCATGTCTTTGACCATGCCTTCATTGTTCATCATTTTTTTGAGTTTGCGCATTGCACGACCTACATCGTTGTTGCGTACCTCTACATAAAGACCCTGTTTGTCATGCTCTGGTTTGAAGTTCCTGTTCATTCTTTCCTCGTGAGTATTCCAATTAGCCTGTTGCCATTCAGACTTGGTTTGGTATCCCAATCTGTATTGTCAATACAATCAACTATACGCTCCATGATACCAAACCCTTGTTGTTTGTTGGCATTTTCTCTACCTCTGTATCTAATAACACACTTTACTTTGTTGCCTTTGCTTAAAAACTTTTCAATGTTTTTGATCTTGGTTTCAAAATCGTGTTGGTCGATACCTAGTCTAAATTGCATCTCTTTGATAACAATTTTATTTTCTCTTTGACGCTTGGCTGCTTCTTTTTCCTTGCGTTTTTGTTCGTAGAAATATTTATTAGCATCCAATAGTTTTGCCACAGGAGGATCACTTTTTTCGCTGATCACCACTAGATCTGTGTTCTGTTGTTTGGCTATGTTCAATGCTTGTTGCAAGCTCATTACACCAAACTGTTCTTGATCGCCTACTACTCTCAGTGTGGAGTATTTGATGTTTTCGTTTATGGGTTGTTTTGGAGCAGGTTTTTGAAACTTACGCATTATACACCCAGTCCTTCTAAAACAACTTCACTATACTCTTCGATACTGTCTACCACAGTAAAGCTGGTTGTGTTTTGTGTGCTATTCAACAGTTTGGTCAATCCTTTCTTTCGATTGCTTTGATTTACAAACACTGTGTTTTTGCAGTTCAAAAGCACAATGGCCAAAGCCAGTTCATTGAGATCATCCATGTCCACATAAACTGTGTCACTGAACCTAATCATACTTATCAACCAAGCCATGTTGGCTTCATTAACTTTACCGCTGGGGTGATAGATTGTGACGCTTACACTTTTGAAAATATGTTCATACAGTGTTTCAACTTGTTGAATAAATTCTTGTTTACTGCTAACAATTGTCACTATCGGTCCACTCTCTGGCAATAGCATGTCAGGTGGAGTCACAGTGTAAATGGCATTTTCCCTCATATGGGTTTATTGATCCTTTGTTTGTTTAATAGTAATCTTTTTAATAGTTTTACCAGTGCCTGCTAAACGTCCGTCTGGCGAATACAGTTTCATGTTGTGTCGCTGACTTAGTTCTTGTGCGGTTAGTTCGCTATCTTCACGTGTATCATTATAAGGGTCATATGGCTCTGTGTCAAGCTCTTTTTCTTCCTCTTGTGGCTCCGGCTCTGGTGTTGGCTCAGGCTCTACATGTTCTGATAAATCATATTCTTCAACCTCAGGTTCTTCTTCAATGGGTTCAACCTGTGGTTCGATCTTTTTTGCTTGAGGTTTCCTGTTCCATTCAAAAGTGTATTGCGCTGCAATCAACAGCATAACTGCCAGTGGATCAAATACAAATATAATTGTGACAATAACCCAACGTACTGCTTCTTCCAATATATCTCTGTCAGCTTCGCCGTATACAAATTCTGCAATGTATTTGACAGGACCAACTTCTGCTTCTAACTTACGTGCTTCTGCTTGTAGTGCAAACTTTTGCGCAATAATGTTGTCAATTTCATCATTGGCAGCTTTGATACGTGCTGTTTGTTCATCTACTATTGCATCTAAATCAGCATCATCTCCCACTGTGATTTCTGCTCTTAGACGTTCAATCACTACCTGTGCTTGTGCAATTTCATCGTCTGCTAGAGCACGTATTCTTGCAATTTCAGCACGAGCAGCTTCTACTTTGGGGTCTGGCTGATTGCGCAGTTCAGTGATTTGTTGCTGTGCTACTCTACGTGCATCTCTGTTATCAGGTATATCTGTGTTCAACACTGTGTCTATTTTTGTTTGTATTGCAGCTCGCTGACCGTCTAGTCCGCTGGCAGCATCTTCACGTATACGCTGTATTGTGTTCAACAGTGATTGTTTGCGCTCGTTGATTCTGTCTGTTTGTGCGCCTCTGATATCTGCAATAACACCTGACAGTCTAGTGCGTTCTACTTCTACACGATCCTGTGCATTTTGTCTCAGTGTTCCTGCTTGTGATTGCAGTTCAGTGATGCGATTTCTCTGTGCTTCTACCCATTTAGCAAGTGCTGTTCTAGTGTTGCTGCCAAACAAACCATCGCTGGTCACACCAATAATTGCTTGTCCTGCTCTAACCTGTTGTTGTTCGTTGCTGTTGATTTGATTGGTCACACGAATAATTTCTTGCTCAATGGCATCAATTTGTGCTAGTATTTCTTCCAATCCAGCATTGTCTGGTTGTAGATTGGTGATGCGTTCTTCGTATTCGTTGGCTTGTGTGTTCAGTCTAGCAAGTTCTGTGTCCAACTGAGCAATCTGATCTAGATAAGGTTGTACCTGTGCTTCTGTACTGGCAACACCTGTGTTAGCTAGTTCTGTTCTGTATTGATCAACCAGACCATTCAGTCTAGTTAATTCGGTATCCAAACTGTCTATTTCATCTTCATACACTGCAACACGATTGTCCAATGCAGTTTGTTGTGCAGTGATAATCGCTTGTTGTTCATCGATACTGGGCTGTCTACGACTGTATGCAGTGTTGATACGATCTTGTTCTCTGTCTATTTTTTCTTGAATGCCTGTGTCTTGATTGCTGGCATCAGTTTCTGCTTTGACAATACGTGCTTCTGCTCTATCAATCAATTCACGTTGTCGAGCAATCTCGTCTTCAAATCTCTCTAACTGTGCCACTTGTTCTTGTGCGGCGCTGGTTTGTTCAATGTGTGCCTTGCTCAAGAAACCAAAGATACCCATGCTGGTAATAAACATAAGCACAAGAACTGCTATGCCGAGATAGGTTCTCATCCACCAAGCAGCTTTGTTCCAATAACGGTGCAGCCACACAGCGGTGACCAATTTACCAACTTCCAGCACACCACCCATTATAATAATAGGTATTGCTGCCGCAGCAAAAATAGCCACAAGTCCTGCAACACTGTAGTAGATTGCCACTGCACTGATACACAGTGCGATAAACATTGTAAAGATACCAAATATCATGTGTTAGTCTCCAAACTTTTCAGCATAACCTTCGTCGATCAACTGTTGATTTATATCGACTTTGCTGCCTGTGCTGTTTAAAGTAAACACTTTTCCCATGGTGCGTCCAGCTTTGCCTCTTTTGTTCATGATTGTTTCACAAATAAATTCTTGTCCTAGTAATTCTGCTAATTTGTTTTTACTGGCAATTGCGTTGTTTCTTGCTGTTTCATCATTACTTCGAATATCTGCTACGTTTACACCGTACAGCTTTATTCTTTGTCTTATGGTGACATTGAAACCCAAGTCGATTTCTGCATCAACTGTATTTCCATCTATCACTCTTATTGTTGTGCATTGATACGTGTACATAACAAAATCCTTAATTAATGTACTATTTAGCGGATTTTGCTTGTGCTAGCCATTGTTTTGCTTGTGGCATACGTGGGGGTGTATCTAAAAATCTGTGTAAATCTTTTTCAACTTCACGGAAGTTTGCCGCACGTTCTGGATCTTCTAAGCCGCCGCTGTTGTCTACTACAATAAAGTTGCCAGTACCAAAAACCTGTTGGAATGCCATGATGTTTTGCTGTACAGCATTCCACATTTTTTCAACTTCTTTTGGATCTAAACTTCTAGGACGTTGTTGATTGCGTTGTTGTGCAACATCTAAGCTGGTGTTAACAAAGATCATCATTGTTTCATAGCCTAGGCTACGCAATGCTTCACTGGCACGTTTAATCTTGGTCACATCTTTGCCTGTACCGTCGATTACCAAACCAAGGCGTCCGTCAATATGGCTGGCTTGTTTGCGCTGTGTAATTGCTTTGGCTTTGTTGCGAATCTCTTGTCCTTGTGGACTAAAGATTGTTTCAGGATCAAGCGGCAAATTTTCTTTGCCCATCATGTATTCATAAATGTCGTCACTGTTAATCGTGCGAAGACCGGTGCCCTTGAGTAGTTTTCCAGACACAAAGGACTTTCCACTACCAGGACCACCAGCCATGAATACTGCTTTAAAAATGTGAGGGTCATTTGGACCCTCACTCAAAGTTGATGATATTATTTCATTTACTAGCATACAGTTATTTATGCTAGATTGATACTATTCCCATCGGTAAAAAATGTGTACACCGATGCGTCCTACAAGCTGTAAATCACGAGCCCATTCAGGTCCGACATAGTGAGCATGATAGTGAGTTGAACCTTCAGTAAGTCCGCGGCCATCGTTGTGTACAATCATCATATATGCAATTTGCTGTGCATCAACCCAAGCATCTAGATCTCGTGGCCAATCGCTCTTGCCATCACAGTACCAACTGAATTGGCATGCATTTCGAATCATACTGCCATCAGCATGTCGACGTCCTTGATGCACCACTTCACAAATACTGTCAGGATAGCGTGTATCCTGCACACGATTTAGCACTACATCTGCAACTGCAATGCGGTCTGCTCGATTGCTACCTCGTGCTTCATAATAAACATTCTGTGCTAGGCACCATGCTTCAGGTTCGTTTTCTGCTGTGTACAACCCGTGTGCATTTGCATTTGCCACTGTTGCTGAAACCAGCATCATAAATGCCGCTACGTAAATTTTCATGTCTACTCTCACCTCTGTGTATATTTACTTAAAGTTCGCCAAGATTGATTTGCTCACGGACTTTACCTGCTTCGTCCACAAAAGCAACACTGCCATCTTGGACATTACCCTGTTTGGTAAAACCTTGACGACTCTTGACCAACTGTTTCATGTGTTTCATTGCCTGGTTTTTGTTGTTGAACAAATCGTAATTTTTGGTTCTGATGCCACCATGACTGTTGTAAAACACTGTTTCGACTTCGTAGGTTGTCATTGTATTACGCTCCTTTGTAAACAATATAGTATACCCTACATCAAATGTCAAGTTTAAACTGATAACCTGGAGCCTGTTTTTCAAACTCCTCTACAATTGCTTGCTTGCGAGCAATCATGTTTTGCAAACTAGAGATAGCCATACGCTTCTCATCGCTAGCGCCTTCTTGAAATGCAATGATTGCATCTTCCAGTGTTTGGATGTCTTGAAGTTCTTCTACCATATTTGGTCTCCTAATTAAAGTCTGCAGGACGAAGCTCAACTGCTTCTTCTAGTTCAGCATACATGGTATATAGGTGTGCTGTCAACTGTTTTTTTACACTGTTTTGCAGTGGTAAACTCATGATCAGCTCATCTACTTCATCAAGTTTGCTGTCAACGATTTCCATAATTTCTTCTACGCTCATACCGGAGACACCCATTTTAGAATTTTGAAAGGATTGTTTTTTTTGTAAATCACACACTGGAAACCAGTTTTCTTAGCGGCTTGTACAGCCTGTTCCAATGTACTGTGATTACTTTTGGTATAACCAAAATTAACTAGAAAAACTTCAAACATTTGAACTCCTCTATTTCTAACTTACACTTATAATATAGCACCAAGACATCTTATAGTCAAGAAAAAAGTGCAAGAAAGAATCCTGCACTTTCAATGGTTTGTAATTTTTATGAAAAATCAATATCTGGATATTTCTCTTTCATACGAGCACGGTGTGTTGCCATATCAATCATACAATACAATGAACCCAATACAAAGTACAGTATCATACCACCAAACATCGAACTGTCAGCGTCCCATGTCATGATATAGCGGAAAAATGCCATGCATGCTACTAGTGCAGTTGCACTAACTGCAAGAATTTTTGTAGCATTGAATGCAATCTTACCAAATTCGATTGCTGTTTGTTTACGAAATTTATTACTCATTTGAGGTTTCCTTTTCTTGCTGAGTAGTTAGGTGGGCATCATTGCCCGGTTAAATTGTCCTCCCTAAGTACTGCTCCCGTATTATACTGCCTCAAAGCCAAACATGGCTACTTTATATTTTTTATTGCCAACCAACATCTGGTCACCCATTGATGTTGAGCGGAGACCCATTCCACCTTCGTGCAACGGAGCCATTACTGTGACGGCATCATTGTAATCGCCGTTTTCCATTGTTTCACCATTGGAAAGTTCTAGTGTTTTTTCTTTGATTGACCAACTGCCCATAACGTTGTTGGTCCAACGATATGCGTATTCGCAAGCATCCATTGCATCGGTTCCGTCTGGAACATCAACAAATGCTACTGTACGTGGTGTATCTTCGAACGCTGTGTGGATTACTGCTACTTGCATATCTAAGTCCTTCTTTTTTCAACTTACATATACATATTACACTCAAGATGTCTTACTGTCAACCTTTTTCTGCATCTTTATTCGAAAATTTTTGGATCATATTCAACTGTGACAGTTGTGTTTCCAGTTTCATTCCACAATTTGATATCACGCATTAGGTTATCGATTGCTTCGTCTGTCCAATTGTGTTCAAGCTCTGCATGAATCCCGCCCTCAAAATGTTTCCAATTGTAGTAGTTGCTAACTTCAACAGGATCACAAGGATCATAGCCTTCATCGATGATATCTCGAATCAATTGTTTGTCACGAATGCCGCTTTTGCGCACAGCTCGTTCTACTTGAAAATCTATTAGATTGCTCATCAGTCGCACTCCGGAAATTTCAATCGAACCACTTGTTCAATTGGTTTAAAATGACCATTCATGTTTTGGGCAATATAGATTCGGGGTTCTTCTGTTCCCCAACGGAATATGGCACTTTTGGCCATATTAAAAATTTCTCTTTTGTTGCTGTTGATCAATGTGTCTTTGGGATCATCATCACCAACTTCATCTAGATACCGCAATGCATATGTTGCGATATCTTCTACGCTTAATGGGACCTCTACTTTTGCCAGTATCCTTCTTCCATTGCCAGTGTCTTTAGACCTCATTAGTTTGCCTTTCGTTGCCTATACATAGTATTACACAGATGTGCCATGACATCTCTCCATAACTTCTTATTAGTAAGAGTTTATGGCAAGACGACTCGAATGTCAACAAAAAAGATTCAAAAAATGCAATTTTTTTGTTGACACAGTATTTATACTTCTAGGAAAGTAAATCTGACGTTCCAATCCACTGCGGCAGTGACATCACCCTTGACTTTGACACGAAATGCTCCGCTGTCAATTTCAGCAGTGAAGTTCCAACCTGTGTAGGTCACAGTCCAATCACTGTTGGAATCTGGACTTGCAGCACCTGGACTTATGTTGGTGTTGGCTTCGTATAGGTTGCCATCATATTCAACAGCATCTGTGGCATTATAACTGGCCATCGGATCCCACAGTGCAGTTGCAATGTCTGCTGTACTGCGCTGGTAATCTGTTTTCATAATACTGTTGCCCACAATGGTTGGTGTTCCTGTTTGGTTATCAACCAAACCTTCAATTTTAAAACTCTGTACCTGACCAGTGCTGGCACGACCCAGTGCAAATGCTGTAAAAAACCAAGTCTTGCCACTAGCAGGTTCTGGATATGCACCATTTACTTGTATAGCAGTAGCAGTTCCTGATGTTGTTTGCACAGATGTTTTACGTACATTTGGATCGCCGCTGATGTCCACTGTGTCAGCATTTTGTGTAAATGATATGCTAGCATCACTGCTGATCAATGTTTTGAATTCAAAGTTATTAGCATTTCTCTGTTTGAATACTTCAACACCACCGCCTATATTGCTGCTGGTAATGGTATCGCTGATCTGTATATCGTCGCTGTTTTGGGTAATAGAAATACCGCCAGCCTGTGTAAAACTGCGCAGTTCATTTTGGTCACCTGTGAGTTGTTTGAATACTTGTGCGCCGCTGCCAACATTAACCACAGTTGTTTGTGATTGAGTAATGTCACTGAGTGTGGCAATGCTTTTCCAAGTACTGGTGTCTCCAAAGTATCCTTCAATTCTATCAGTATCACTGTTGTAGCGTATTTCACCTATTTCTGTGTTGGGTCTCTGTGAAGTATTACCAACTGGAATTTTAACTGCGGCTGTACCAGGAATACGTGTGTTTTCAGCTAGTTCAACTCTGATGTTTCCTGCTTTGCCGTCGCCGTTAACAACCTGTGTTTCGCCTGACTTTCCTTCAACTGTGCGAGCTCTACTAACTCCACTGTCTTTGACAATTACACCATCGCCTTGTTCAACATTCAAGTTGTTCAAAAATGTAAACAGTGTGCTGGTTGCTTGTTCATAATCACTGAGTGTTCCAGTGTTAAACTGTGTGGTGTCTTTGCGTACAAATATAGTTAGGATATCAGTTCTAACAACAATGTCATCTGTATTGGGAGTTAGAGCCAATTGTGCAGCTTCACTGTTTACAATATACAGTGTAGTACCGCCACCATTGAAGTTGTTGATAATGGTTGTGTCGCCCACTGTGCTGCTGGTACCAACAATGTTGCTAGTATCTGTGGTTAATCCGCCGGCTGCATAACCTGGGCTGTTTGGTACTGTTGGTGTTGTACCTGCACTTTTTTGTTGTTCTTGTTGACTGTATGTTGCAGTGTATCCAATGATATTTCCACAATAATCAAACACTGGTGTTTGTGCATCCACTGGAGGCTGTGGGTTATCAATGTTGTTGAGTAGGTTTAAGAATTCATCTTCCAGTAATAGATGGAAAATATTTGGATATTCAATTGCTTCGCCTGTACCGTCATACTTGTATTGTACAGGATAAGCAGCAAGGTTATCATACACACTTTTTAGTTGGCTAGCAAGTCTAGCATTGCCTGCAATGCCTCCACTGTTTGGATTGTGCAGTACACCTACTTCGCTGTTGCATCCTCCGTCCGGTGTTCCAAATTGGCTACCACCTTGGCTGTAAGATCCGCTGATGTTGTTTTCAAAGTTGATTAGGTTTGTGATTCTATCAGAAATTCCTGTGATGTCATTTTTGATAGCATCCAATTCGCTTTGTATCAAACTACCGCTGGTGATTGCACCTATGTTGTTTGCAATACGTCCAAGTACACCGCCGTTGAACACATTGGCATTGAAGCCGCCTGTGCCCAAACAAGCACAGACTTGATCTGGGAATATACTGCCAATGTCATCTACAATGGCTTTGCCTGTGCCTAGGAAACTACCAAATGCTCTTTCCAACATATTGGGGATAGCAATCGGATCCACAGGTTGCGCACAGAAGTTGATTAGATTTGCCACCTGTTGTGCTTCTGCTAGGACACCATTCAATCTACCCAATACTTCATCAAACTTGGTGTGATCCATAAAATCTTCAAGAGCACCATTGAGTTGATTGAGTGCATCGTATAATTCTGCTTGAAGATTTGGAATACCCAACAGTGCATTGATGTTGGCATGCAAACAAATTTGTAGGTTTGGCATTTTCAAACCATTGCCGCTGAGAACACCACACAACAGTTCTCTGAGTGTAAAGCTATACTGCGCACTGGCAACAACTCTTAGTGCATCATCGCCTGCAGCGGCAGTGCCGCTTATGTGATGTCTAGCATCAAGATAGTCATTTACATCTTGTAAACCTGCTTTAAAATCTGTATAGCTCATGAACCGTTTCCTGCTCTAACATTTGGACTTGCACTGGCTGCGCTAGGAGCACAATGGGCGCCACCCAATGGGGGACACAGTTTATCTGCATCTGCACCGTCACCGTTGAGTATAACAGGAATACCACCAGCACGTACTCGACCAACTGTTTCACTGGCTTTGAGAGCACCTCCGCCATGTGTGTTGGGGTCACCATCAGTGCTGATGTTTCTGTTGTTTACTCTAACATTAGATATCTGTGTGACAGTGGTAGCACCACAAGTTCTACTATCACCTTGTCTATGTACAAATCTCGCCATACAACTATTTATTTGAGTTGCAAGCCCTCAAGACTGCTGGCAGGTGTAATACCACTGGTGTTCTGAATGTAGTTGTCTGCAAGTCCTTTGATAGTGTGTGCAGTTGCTACAACTTGTGCACCTTTGACACTAACAGGATCACTACTGTGTGCGTCAATACTCATCAACCAAGGAATAAGCATTGCTTGTCCATTTTGAGGATTTAGTGTAAGCACAGTGGGTTTGACAATCTTTAGATCGTCTGCACTAGCGCCATTGTATCTAGCAACCAGTTCTTCGCCTGTGCTTAATTTTACGGTGATTACATCACCAACTTTAAAGTTTGAAATCACCAACATTGACTTCTCCTATGAGTTCTCTTACATGATCTGGATTCATACGCATAAGTGCTTGCCCGCCGCCAGCAACCAACAGTTTACCTTTGTAATAAATCTGTGGCATGGTTCTATGACCTTCATTGATCAAAAACTCACGTGCTTCTGGATTGGTATCCACTCTGATTTCTTCGTATTCGAATCCGTGTTTGTTTAGGTATTGCTTTGCCATATCACAGTAGGGACACAGTGGCTTACTGTATACTGTGATCATAGTTTCATACCTTGGAAAGTGCTACCATTAACATCTTGTTTGGTACCACCAATTACATAACTGCTAATCTCTGTTTCTTGTGGAGCAACTTGTACTTCAGCACCAGCGATCCATTTTTGTGTCCAAGGCAGTGGGTTGCTGCCGCCTTTGTAAGGGCTGGGCAGTCCTACCGCTGTCATACGCTTGTTAGCAGTCCATTCTACATATTCATTGAGCAGTTGTGTGTTCAGACCAATCATTGATCCATCTTTGAACAAATACTCTGCCCATGCTTTTTCTTGATCCACTGCATCTACAAACAGTTGTACCATTTCTGCTTCTGTTTCTTTTTGAATTTTAGCAAAGTCTGGATCATCTTTTGGCATGAGTTTGAGCAGTGTTTGTGTGCTACCCAAGTGTACATTTTCATCACGGCAAATAAGTTTGATAATTTTTGCATTGCCTTCCATCTTTTTGAGTTCAGCAAATGCCCAACTACATGCAAAGCTCACATAAAAACGAACACCTTCTAGGATGTTCACACTCATCATGGCTTTCCAAATCAACTTTTTGAGTTCATACAAATCAACTGTGATCTTTTTACCGTTCACAGTGTGTGTGCCTTCACCCAATAGATTATACCACATGCCCATTTCAATCAAGTCATCATAGTGCTTGCTGATATCTGTAGCACAATCCACAATTTCTTGAATGTCCATCATTTCGTCAAAAATAACACTGGGATTGCTGTACACGTTTCTAATAATGTGTGTATAACTGCGGCTGTGAATAGTTTCGTTGAATGTCCATGTGGTGACCCAATTTTCTAGTTCTGGCAAACTCACCAATGGATTAAAACTGTCAGCAGGTGCACGGCCCTGCACACTGTCCAACAAAATCTGACGTTTTAGATTGCTTGTAAAGATATGCTTTTCGTGTTCTGTTAGATTTTTAAAGTCTGCTGCATCACGCAACACATCAACTTCTTCTGGTCGCCAAAAGAAGCCCAGCTGTTTGTCAGTGAGTTTGTCAAACTGTTTGTACTTGAGTGTGTCATAACGCTGGATATCAACACCTCCATTGGGATCCAAAAACATCAAACTTTCGAGGTGCTTGTTCCGTTGATTCTTGTTTAGTACTGCCATTTGTTTTCCTTAAATTGTGCAACTATCGCAGGCTTCTTCTTCGCCTATTTCATATTCGTCTGTGATTTCTATATTAGCTGGTTCTGTGAGTTTGTCAATATCTATTTCTCCCTGTCCATCATAGGTATTGAAATAGTACAACTGTTTACCACCGTACTTGTAGAAAATCATCAAGTGTCTTAGCATCTCGCTCATGCTGATCTTTTCATCTTCGTAAAACACAGGATTGTAGCTGGTGTTTACACTAATGCCTTGATCGATGTATTTTTGCAGTATTGCCATAATAGTCATATAGCCTTCTGGGCTACGTTGATCCCACAGCAATTCATACTTGTTTTTAAGATGATGGATACCAGGTACAACTTGTTTTAGAACACCGTGTTTGCTTTGTTTTACACTTACCAAACTGCGTGGAGGTTCAATGCCGTTTGTGGCATTACTGATCTGCGCACTGGTTTCTGCTGGCATCAGTGCCATCAGTGTGCTGTTGCGAATACCAGTTTCACGCAACTGCGCACGTAGTTCATTCCATGGCATGCGTTCTTGATGCGGCACTAGTTCATCAACATCCTGTTTGTATGTTTGGTTAGGTGTTAGTCCATCACTGTATTTGGTTTGGTCATTCCACAAACATGCACCTTGTTCTGCTGCTAGGTCTGCACTGGCTTTGATCAAATAATAACTCCAGCTTTCAGCAAACTCATCAATCATTGCCAAGTCTGGATTGCTGTAGGTCATGCCGTTTTTGGCCATCCAATAAGCCAAGTTAATAATACCAACACCAAGAGGACGTCTGCCCATTGTAGCATTGTATGCTGCTTTGACTGGATAATCTTGATATGTCAACAGTGCATCAAGACCTCTTACTGCTAGTTCACAAGGCTTTGCAAAATCTTCTGGACGTTTGATGTTGCCCCAATTGATAGCACTCAGTGTACACAGTGCAATCTCTCCGTTCTCATCGTTGAAGTCGTTGAGTGGTTTGGTTGGCAAATCAATTTCACAGCATAGATTACTTTGACGCACAGGTGCCAGTTCTGGCTTAAATGAACCATGTGTGTTTGCATGATCCACATTCATCAAGTAAATGCGTCCTGTGTTTTTGCGTTCTTCCATAAACTGACTAAACAGTTCTGTGGCACTGATTACTTTTTTGCGTAATCTTGTGTTGCGTTCTGCTGTTTCATACAGTTCACGAAACTTGTCTTGATCTGCAAAGAATGCTTCATACAAGCCAGGCACATCGCTGGGCGAGAACAGTGTGATGTTTCCGTTGCTGATCAATCTTTCATAGAACAGTTTAGAGAATTGAACTCCGTAGTCCATGTGTCGTACTCTGTTGTCGTCTGTGCCTTTGTTGTTTTTAAGCACGAGCAAATCTTCGACTTCAAGATGCCAGATAGGATAATACAGTGTAGCGGCTCCGTTTCGCACACCGCCTTGACTACAGCTTCTTGTAGCGGATTGAAACATTTTGTAAAAGGGGATGACTCCGGTATGATAGGCATCTCCTCGACGTATTGGTGATCCCAATGCTCTGATGCTGCCTGCTCCGATGCCAATGCCAGCTTTTTGACTAACATACTTGACAATACTACTAGTAGTAGCGTTAATGCTGTCCAAGCTATCGTCTGTCTCAATAAGAACGCAACTTGAGAACTGTCTTTGTGGTGTTCTAACACCTGCCATAACAGGAGTAGGCAAGCTGATATCAAAATTACTAACAGCGTCATAGTAGTCCTTGACCCAGCGCATGCGTGTTTCTTGGGGATAATTTTGGAAAAGTGTAGCCGCAATTAGCATATACGCTACCTGCGGTGTTTCTTTGATTTCTCCAGTGACACGATTTTGTACTAGGTATTTGCCACGAAACTGTTCCATGGCAGCATATGTGAAATTCTCGTCTCTTTCGTGACGAATATAATTGTTGAGTTCGTCCCACTCCTGTTCACTGTAGTTATTTAACAAATCTTGGTCATAAAAACCTTCGTCTACATTCTTTTTGATAATATCAATCAACGGCCAAGGTTCATAGTTGTCGTACACCATTTTGCGTAGGTGATACACTATCAACCTTCCTGCTACCCATTGATAGTTGGGTGTCTCTTCGCTGATCAAATCAGCAGCACTTTTGATTAGTGTTTCTTGAATCTCTGTGCTGTTGATACCATTGTAAAATTGTAAACTGCTTTTAATTTCGACTTCACTAGCACTAACGCCTTTGATACCTTCTGTTGCATAAAACACCACTTTGTGTAGCTTTTCTAAATCGATTGGTTCTCTTGTACCATTGCGTTTTGTCACTTGAATTTCAGTCATGCTAGTGTTCCTCTCATCATATATTTTGTACTTATTATGCTGATAGCTTGATTATAGTTTGCGTTTAACCAATTTGTCTACCGACACACGATAACCAATCATCGAACTTGGTCCCGGTTTTTTACTTATTACGCCGTGTTCGTAATTAAGCAAGTACTTTTGGTCAATCAGCGCACATAATTTTTGTTTGCTATCTTTTGTATTTGTAATGTACAACAGCTCGTTGGGTATCGAACTGTTGGTGTAATAAATTGTATATGCCATACCAAGAGCTAGACTGTTGTCGCAGAAATCTCCGCTGTACAGCATCTCCCAAGGAGTAGGCCAATTGGTGCTTTCCACAGGATCAATAGTAAGACTCACAGTTGGTGCTGATCGCCACCATTCTACGACGGTCTCGCATACCTGTAGTGTATTATCGGTGTCAAGGCTGTGTCTAAACTGTCTCCACATCTTCAAGCGATTTATGGGACTTTCAAACCAAGCTCTATGTTTTAATTGCTGTTCCAAAGTTGATACGTGTATTTGAATTTACTGATAAGGTTGTCGTTGTCTGTGTATTGCAATTTCATAGTGTCAGCTGTAGCAATGTCTACATTGAACACCACATCAACTGCCGCAGTTTCTGTGTAGTTGTCGTCCAGTGTGGTGGTGCTAGCACTGGTATCTGTAGCAAAGCGCATTTGCCCTACTCTCACACCATTGGTGCTTTCCAGTGTGTAGTCCATTATCACTACATTGTGTTGTGTTGTATCAACTTGAAATCCTGTGTCACTGGCTGCACCATTTGCTGCCAATTGAATTTCACTTGGTCTAGTCACAGTTCTTTCAATTTCAACTTCACTGTTGTATCCAACTGTGATAGCACCAGTAGGAGCACTGGCAAAAGTAAGTGTGGTTCCAACCAAACTATAGTTGGCTGCATTTACTGCAACACCTGCTTCAAATACTGTGATAACATTTGGGTTGCTCAATTCAATAGGCACTGTGAACTGTGTTAGTACACCATTGCCCGTGCCAACATTAATTGTGTCATTGCCAATGAAAAGACGATGAACGTCTTTGGCGTATCCAAACTCGCCTGGATCTAGTACAGGCAAATCTGCATAGTTGCCTTGATTAACTTGGATTTTACTGATTCTTGTATCTGCCATTTCGTGCTCCTGATACAGTATTTATGACAGGTTGTAGAACTCTGCGACTCTCTGAGCCCATTTTTCTGTCCACATTTCAAATTCTTCTGGTCCTACTTCAAACAATTGCCATTGTAAATCTCTGCTACACATAAAGATAGCAGCCCGTTCTATTTTAGTGCCAAACACTTCATTGTGTGCCATGCCATAAGCTGCGGCTTGCATAAAGTAGTCGTCAATCCATTCACGCTTCTTGGGCTTGTTGGTTTGTTTAAAGTCCATGATGTGTGGTTCGCCTTTGTATACTCCTACTAGATCTGTAGTACCTGCATACAATTGTGGATAGCAAAGATTCACTTCGCTACCCCACACTTCATCTAAGTCATCTTCGATGTTTTGCTTTACTGTGTCAGCCATCATTTTGGCTTGCAGTATAGTTTCACCTGTGTATTCTTCGTTCTTTACCCAATGCTCCAGTATGTTGTGCATGATAGTGCCAACATTGGCAGCTTCGGTGACTATTTTTTGTGCTTGTTCTTCCCCTACACGTTTCTTCCAGTTAGCCAGTGCTTCTCTTTTTTCTTTAGGCTTGGTCTTGTCCAAAATAGTGGTGACGCTGGGCACAGGATCACCATAGGGATTTTCGTACAAACGTTTGCCGTTTACACTTTTGCGTTTGAATTCTTTATACGGGTAGGGGGAAGTGATGTTTAACATTTTATTACTATAGCATACCCGTGTATTACTTGTCAAGAATATAAGGCGCAAATTGTTCTGGATTTTTTTGCACATGGTCACGTAGGTTAAGTGCAGGAAGTGGAAACTCCGGTGTGTTGTTGTAGTAAACTATATCTGAATCTTCTTCCCATGGATCCTCATCATAACACTGCCAAATCTCTCCCCAAGTAAACCAAAATCCGGTACACACAAGTTCAATTTTATTGATAGGAACATCGATTCCGTAATCCTGTTTCCAATGTTTCCGACAATCACGTAGTACATTTATTGTGCGAGCTGGATGAGCACTAGACGAAAATCCCCAAGGAACACTGTACTCTTTTGGTGCATAGCAATCGTAGAACAATTCCGGATCCTCATTCGGATAGCGAGCAATAAGGTCAAATTGTTCCTTGGGTGTGAGTGAAATTTTCTGTGAAATTGGCATTACTACAGGCATGAACATACTCCTTTTATTTGTCTGCTAAAACAATATACACTAAGATGTATTGGTTGTCAATACATCACTGTACTTTTTCACCTTTTTTGTTGATGAACTTGATGTGCATGTGTTTGAAGTTTGGATTTTTAGTATAGGTCACACGATGGTCATACAGCGTTTGAAAACGCTTGACTGAAGAAACAAAACGATCCATGCTATAACCCTGACGCTTCCAAAATTCTATTTTGCGGTCACAAATAGTAAGTTCCTTGGTGGCTTGATGACGCTCTACTAGGTCGTCGGTTTGGGTTTGTATAAAACGCAAGTAAAACCAGTTTTCCAAGTGCTTGCTTATTTGAACATCCGCATCGTAATCTGAGGCACGAAACGGTTTGTTGCTGCGAAATGGCTGATTGTCTGAATAGAAAAAGTGCATTACAATACTCCTTTTATTTGTCTGCTAAGACAGCATACACTAAGAAGTCTTGCTTGTCAAGTTAATAACTGATAACCCATTTGAAATTTTTGTTTGTGGAAGTATTTTTCAAACGCTGTATGGTATATCCAAGGTTTTCAAAGTACAGTATCACTTGATTCATTTGATCAGTTTGTGGTCTGTCTGTAGTAGTACCTTGCCAAACATTGTAGTAGCTCACGCTGCTTGGATTGGTTGCTGTGTATGTAGCGGCTGTTAATCCAAGATCAGCATTGGCTGTGCCTGCGCCAACAACAACATTCCAACTGGTTGCGGCAGGTGCAGTGTAGGTCAATACCAAACGGTTGCTGGAGTCTTTGCTGGCAACCAATCCACTCACTGCCGCATCGTTGATATCAGCAATAATACTGTTTAGATTTGTACCAGTGGTGCCCAGTGTAATGGTACTTCCTGCAATGATCAATGTTGGTGTAGCAGTGATAGTTGGATTGGCAGTGCTGCCGGTTATAGTAATTTCAGGAGTGCATTCTGTCATTGTAGTACCATCACTGATTGTAGTCTCATACAATCCGTTGCCCGCATCTGTGATGACCTGCTTCATTAATGCTGTGACCTCATTGTAGATAGTAAGGTCTGCTCTAGCTATTGTTCTAGCTTGTGTCTTATTAATGTAGTATGTCATTTCATATCCTTCTTGAGTTGCTTGGCTGCCATCTTGCTCACAGTGTCATCTTGTGGATCTGCCTTGGAATGGGGCAAGGCAATGTCCAATGTGATTGTGTCTTGATTGGCACCAGCAACTGTGGTAATTGTTTTTAGCAAATCAATCATTGCATCCATTGAGATACTATAACCCATGTTGTGAAGTTTTGCAAGTGTCATTTGAGATGAGATTTTGCTCTTGCGGTTGGCAAGTGCTCGTGTCACAATCTCTTCGAGATCGTTTAATACCTCGTCTTGGCTCTCACTTATAACTTCACAGATTAACATTTTACTTTCGTCCTCTAGAAGTCCAATCGCCTGTTCCATCTGGACGAATACCACCACCGCCGTATCTTTTATCCATATGTCTCATCAGAGCTTGTGTAGATCCTTTTTTATCCAAATCACCAATTCTTTCACCGCCTTGAATACGATCAAACGCACCTTTGTACTGTTTTCCAATCATATCTTGTGCTGGTTCTGGCATACTATTTGTAGGATTACCTGCTGGCACTGCTGGGCCACGTTTTCTAAATGGATTTAATCTACCTAAATCCAATTCATTGATGACATTGATGAATTGTTCCTGTGTCATTTTGCCACTCTCAACCATTTTAAAGAGCTTGTCTTTACTCTCTAGAAACTTTTTTTCGGCTAAAGCATGACCTTCCATGTCTGCGATTGCGCTTTCACCTTTGAGTTCTCTGCCAATTGGATTTTCATCGCCTGCGGCTGCATCATCACCTTCAAAGTCATCGCCCATGTCTGTATCAACTTCCATGTCCATGTCCATGTCTGCTGGTGCTGCCATGTCAGTTGGTGCAGGACCGTTTACTGGCTTGCCTTGTGCTTGCAGTGTAGCATTTTCCATTGCTTCTTTGGCACTTTTCATTTGGTCAAGTAGCGCACCTAGTGCAGCATCTGCCGCTGCATTGTATGCTTCCGCAGTTTCAAAACTGACTTGTTCTTTCATTGCGTCTACAATTGGCATCAATTTCTGTACTTGCATTTCTGCTACATCTTCTACCATGCCTTGTAGTTCGTCGACCAATTCTTGTGCGGCTAGTAATACTTCTGCTTGCTCTAGTTCATCTTCCATTACAACGCTTTCTTTGGTCTTCATGCGCTTGCCGTCTGTGCGAGTAGGCGCAACTTCGTTGATGTAGGTTTTTAGTTGGTGATGAATCAATCCCAGTTTGTTGTACTGTGGATTTTCCCAATACTTGAGATCACTTTCTTTGATAGCCATCATCTTGGCTTCTGTTGTTGTAAGCATGCGCTTCAAACTGTCAGTGGTCATTTCTGATAGATCAACATTGTGGTTGAACGTATCAGCTAGAACACGGTTCAGCTTTTGTACGCTGTGCTGTGCTGATTGTAAATCGTTTAAATACATTTTCCCATTCCTTTAGTGTATTTATAGTTTTCTTAATATTTTAGATTTGGCTTCTGCCATCTTGCTTTTGGCATTGCTGAGCTTTGCCATGGTAATATCTTCATTGACTGTGCCACGTTTGATACGTGTGTTGTGCATGTAGACTTCGTATAAGTTGTTTACATAGTCAGTGTCATACTTGACCAAGTCTTGTACTTTGCTGGGCTTGCCCAACATATAGTTTTTAACAATACCCATGGCAGTCTCAAACAGTCCTAGTTCTCTGTGAACTATACGATCACCATCTACAACATTATAAAAACGTTTTTGTGTGCCTGCAAATTCTTGTAGCACAATATCAATTCTATAATTTTGTACACTGACACTGTTTTCATTGACTTTTTGAGACAGTGCCATTTTTAATTCAACATCCTGTTGTGCATGTTCTGCAACCATTTTGGTGGTTGTGTCAACAGTGTTGAGTTTGTTTAGTATTTCGTACATGGCTTTGGTATCATTATCCATTAGTTTCTCCCAAACTTGTTTATGTTCAATTTATAACTAACGTCTTGTTGATCAACGTTCTTGTCAAGAACTCCTCTGCCCACCAAAGTTTGCGCTATGTACTGTTCTCTTTCACTGAGTGTGCTGCGCTCCAGCAGCGTGTCTTCCTTGAAATATTTTTCAATGAAGGCATTTTCTCTGGTGTTGATCCAAGTGTAAATTCCGCCTTTGGTGACTATACTTCTCATCTTTGCTCTTCCGGTGCTTGTGATTGTTGTGGATTCAATATTCTGCTGGGTATTCCTGTTGGTATTTTTGCACTCATTCTAGTTGCACGTCTGTTGGATGCATTTGCAGCAATGTTCATTTCTCTGTTGGCATCAGCAGCTTGTGCATTGGTACGTCTAGTCTGATTGGCAACATTGCTGGTCTGTTGACGCATATTTGCTTTGCTGATGCCAGGTCCTGGTTCATCTCTCATGCCATAACCTGTGGGGCTTTCAGTGACGCCCGGTCTTGGTTTGAAGTTTTTCTGCATCAGTGTAGGGTTTTTGCCATCATCGTCCAGTTCGTATAAATCAAAAGAATCTTCTGGGACATTGTATTTTTTAGCCAATGCACGTATAAATGCATCCACACTATCAAAACTTTTTCCATCTAATTCAAATTCTGCGCCGCTGGCAACTGTTTTACCATTGATAACAACTTGATGTTTCCAAACATCATCTGTGTAATCATCTGGTAAACCCATGTAAATCATGTTGTTAGACTGTTCACTGATAACTTCAAATATTTTCATTTTCTTCTCGTCACTTTATTGAGTCTTTGCAATGCTCTACTTGCAGGATTAAACTTTTTAGTACGCTGTGCTTTTTTCTGCAAACGCTTGCCCATTTTGGCCTTGGTGCGTTTGAGTGTCATGCGCTTTTTGATATCAATTGGTGCACTGCACTGACTGGGACTGCTTACCAATCTACCAGCACGTTTGCCTACACTGCAACGATATTTGCGTGTTAGACTTTTGCCTTTGCGGGCCCACACCAATTGCGCTTCAACCACATTACAATTATGTAATTCATTTAAGTTCATATGTGTATTTATACAGGGGAAAGAGTTATTGCATCAACAGTACGATGATGGTGGATAACACGCCAGCTACTACAGTTGCAGCGGCGCCTAGCAATATTTTATTGCTGTTTTGGTGCATTTTGAGATTTTCTTCTCTCATCTCTTGAATATCTTTGCGCACGTCTTTGATTTCTTTTTCAACACGGTCCAGTCGTGATTCCAATCCTTTGTACCTTTCTGCACACAGGTCCACATGAGCTTCTAAGTTGGTGCGCTCTAATGATGTTGTCTCGGTTGACATAGTTCAGCTTTCCTGTCACTTCTTGTGACTTAGTTAAAACAGGGTGCCTCTATTGTATGTTTGCCTTAATTTGTGCCTTGATTTTTGCCTACGTTATATTTAGTGAATCGACGGGTTAATTATAAAGTATAAGTTAATACTATTGGGGTCTACAGTTTCAAAACTTTTGGTTTTTATCTCACAGGTTTCTTCCAATTTGGTTAGTATAGCAATACCATTGCAGTCATAAATCAAATTATGAATAGGATTGTTGTTTTTGTTGTAAACTTCACCATGCTCACTACTAAAGTCTAATCTCCATACTGTATGTAGTCCTTGATACTGTTTTCCAAAGCCATAATCAGCTACATCTTGTGTCATGTAAGTGGATATCTTTGGTTCCAAGGGCTGACTGCGCAAGCTGATACACTGTAGCAGTGTGTTTAAATTCTGTTGCTGATAGTATTGTGTGCTGTCAATATTGCTGCTTTTGGTTTCGCCGCTTTGTGTGATGTCTACCAGTGTGTATGCTGTGTAGTTTTGTGTCATACTAGGCTACGTCCAAAAGCTCTACCCAATTGAAAACTTCCAACAGTTGCAGCACCCAGTGCGGCAGCTTTGGCTAGTGTATCAACTCCTCTGGCTTTTGGTTGTTCAGCATTGTGAGCATTGCGTATTTCCAGTCCTTGTGATCTAGCCATGTCTCTGATGAAACTGTACAGTTCACTGCGCAAGGCTTTGGTTCTGAAAAATTGCAGCATGCGAGTAATCAACAGTTGTTTTTGCATACTGTTGAGTTTTTTCCAATCTTGTGCCAGTCTGCGCACACTGCGATAGTTTGAATTTTGAATATCCAATCCTCGCTCCAGTGTTAGGAAAAATGTTTGTGGACTGACAATTGGTCTACCAAATGCAATTTGCTGCAAGAACTGTCTAATCTTCATTTCTGGCAAATTGATTTTGGCTTGTTGTACTTGATCTTTGTCTGTAGCAGTACTGGTACCTTGTTTGAGGCTGTTGAGTGCCATGTATAGATCAGTACCGCTTTGTCTATAGTTATTGAAATTGCCGTACATCATGGTACGCTTGGCATAGCCTTGTGCTGCTGGAGCAAAGTCATATTCTTGACTTAGGATATACAGTGCCATCATGTTCATAAATGCAAAGTCAGCCATGTCTCTGTTGCTGGTTCCCTCAACACGATTTTTGGTTCTAAACATTTTGCTTTCAGTGATCTCAGTTCCAATAAAACCAAGATTCAGACCTTTTTTGTCCTCGGTCATGCTGTGACCTCCGTACATTTCTGCGTATTGTTTTGCTGTATACTTTTCCATACTAGTATTTACCTTAGTTGGGTGTCCAGCGATGACGTGGCACCAATTTGATTTTGTCTCTGGTGGCAACGTATCCTTCGCCACCTTGTTCACCTTTGGTTGTTGCTTTAACATCAGCACCGGCACTGTCCAATTGATCAATGATGTCGTTTTTGGCTGTTTGTATTTTAACAATCAATTCCAATATAGCATTCAATCCTTGTGTGTCACTGGCCATCAGTTTGGCTTGCTGTCCTTGACTGACTTTGCTTTGCTTGAGCCAATCAAAGAAACCCGATTGTAGTTGAGCCAACTTGCCCATTTTGGTCATTTGGTTAACATAGTTGTACAGTATTGCACTTTTGTTGCTGAGACCTTTTTCAGGTGCTAGCCAAGCATCTATTTTTTGTGCATTTGCATTTGCAGTGTTGACAATGTCCTGCACTACACCTGTGTCAACTTTGGGTTGATGTGTCACATAAGTTTGACCTAATACAACCAAGTCATTGCTGTTCAAACTTTTTGTGTCTTTGATTGGAGTTCCTTGCTTGTCTCCAAATGCATCGTGATAGGTGTGTACTACTACACCCACTTTACTGCCCGCTATACGCTTGCCTAGCGGGCTGTTAGGGTCAACTGTGTATGTGACTTTGTTGGGTGTAAACTGTAGCCCTGCTGATGTACTAGCAACAGGTTTGCGTGGTGTGTACAGCAAATCTCCATACACATATCCTCGCATGTCTGCTGGTGTGTTGGCTTCTAGTATGTCAAACACACCTGCCATTTCACCTGCGAAATCTTTGCGCCACTCTTCGCCTTGCCCCGTGTTCATAATAAAATCTGCAAGTGCTCCACTGCTGGTTGTTTTATTTTTGCCCCAACCATTTTTGCCTGTCATTACAAATGTACCGTCTGGCTCTCTGCCCCAGAATATTGTGGGGTTACCATCCCATTTGATGCTGACATCTTTTGAATCTTGTCCCAGTCTTTGCAGTATACTTGCCGCTTGGAGTGCGCCTTTGCTGCCGTCAAAACTAACAAGGTCTTCAAGATGGTTATAATCTCTACCTTTTTGTGCAGCTTCAGTTAAAAAATGACGGGCTCTCATTAGTCAAGTTCTTTCCAATTTGGATCGTTGCGAAGATCAGCAAGTAGTGCATCACCTGCTTCTTTGCCCAACGCTGCCAGTATCTGTTCAACGCTGCCAATATCTTTTCCTGTGGCATTTGGGCCTAGTAGTGTACGTGCTACTTCGTCAATGTTATTGGTAATAAGATCAGCTTTCTTACCGTTAGCATCTCTGCTGAACAATCCTTGGTAAGGACTCCACAGCATGTTTTTGCTTTTAGCAATGTTTGCTAGTGCGATTTGTTTGTTCACACCTTTCCATTTACTGCCAGCTGGTATGCTGTGTGTATGGAATTTTGCTGCATTTTCTGCATTGGGTACACCCATGATATCCACTTGATGTGTGTGATCACCCATTGGTTCTTCCACATGCACACTGGTTCCACTTTGTGCAGTGTTCAGTCCTGCTAGGTCAAACACTTGACGCAGTTTTTGTCTAATAACTTTGTCTGGTTGATCCTGCATGTTGAAGTGTTGTTTGAGTTGATCCACATCAACAATCATATCCAAGTCTCCGCTGACTTTGCCTGGAGTTGGTGTTGCACCACTGCCAATGGGGATTGCTTTGCTGCTGGTTTTTGCCAGCACACTATTGATAGTTTTCATGATGTCAGGGATCATCTTGTGATCAAAACTCACACTATTGGGAAATATGTTGCCGCCCTCTTTGAATAGGCTGCGTCCTCTGATTCTGTCTATGCGGCTACCACGTTTTCTACGTCTTTTAGTCCCGCCCAGTATGTCTGCTATCTTCAACTTTACTAATCCCTCTTTGAAACTTGCGTGGATCTTTGGTACGTATGCTGTTGATCAAACGCTTGTTTAAGTCAGCGGCTGTTTCAACATCAAAACTTTCGTTAATCAAATTGATCAAGTTTATTGCTGTCACAATCACTTGTTGCGCATTTGATTCCACAATATGCTTTTTGTCACGCTTGGGTGACATAGCATTAATTTCTTCCAATAATGATCTTGTTTTACGCTTCATCTTAGTAGTATTTAGTAAATATTGTTGCTGGAGCATTGGTGATCAGCACTTATGGCAGTTGCAGAGGTTTTGATTCTCAACATAGGACCCGTTAACAATAAGAGCATATAATCATCAATGGCAATGCAAACACACAGTACAGGCTCAACATAGGCTCATATTAATGACTCATTTATATCAGTGTTTGTGGTTCAGAATCATATATAGATATAGATAAGGTAAATGACACCTTTGCTTCAGCATCATAAAAAGTACTCAAAGTTTTGACAATCACTGTGTTTTGCTATAAATTTTGCACCGTTGCTGATGTGAAACTTACGTGCCATGTCTGTTAGAGGACTCAGCGTCACATATCGTTTGATCCAAGGTCTGGTCTTTTTGATGTGTGCTGCTACACCATTTACTATTTCCCTCCCTGCTCCTCGGTCA